GACTGTCCTCTGGCACAGCAATGCTCCCTGGACAGGCACCGGGTACGGGACACAAACCAAGCAAGCCGTGGAGCGTATGCAGCGCGACGGTCACCACGTCGCCATCAACTGCAACTACGGGATCTATGGCACGACCACGGACTACGACGGTATCCCCGTCTATCCGATGGGCGTTGACCCGTACAGCAATGACACGGTGCTACCTAACTGGAAGATGTGGACTCAGCAGCACCCTGGTCCCGCTGTTGCGATCTGTCTGTTTGACGCATGGACAATGGACGAGAAGATGTGGGGCGAGATCCCCACCGCGGTCTGGACCATGGTGGACCACCTGCCGGTGCCGCCGAATGTCCTTGGGACTTTGCAGCGTCCGAACGTCACGCCAATCGCCGTGACCCGCTTCGGTCAGGAGCAGATCGAGCGCGCAGGACTTGAGTCCCTATATATCCCCATGGCGGTGGAGTCATCGCTGTATTACCCAGGCTCGACGTTCAACGGCAAGACGGGCCGGGAGATGATCGGCTGGGACGACGACGTATTCGTGGTCGGCTGCATCAACGCGAATAAGGCAGCGGGCGGCGGGAGTATCCATCGCAAGGCGTGGGCCGAGAACATTCTTGCGTTCAGCATCTTTGCGCAGAACAAGCCGGACGTGCGGCTATACCTGCACACGGAGCGCTACGGACGGCACAACGGACTGATCCTTGACCTATTGCTGAAGGCGTGCGGCCTGGAGGAGAACCGCCACTACAAGGTGGTCAACCAGCACGCCTACCACAACGGCATCCCCAATGAAGCCATGGGCGCGATCTACAACGGCATTGACGTGCTGCTGGCTCCCACGCTCGGCGAGGGCTTCGGTCTGACGCTCGTTGAGGCACAGATGGCTGGATGCGTCGCGGTGGCTAACAACTTCAGCGCACAGCCAGAGCTGCTCGGCGATGGCTGGCTGACCGAGGGGCAACCCTTCTGGGACGGCGCGCAGTTCGCTTGGTTCAACACTCCGAACGTTCCCAGCATCGTGGATTGTCTGGAGCAGGCATACGCGCGTGGTCGAGTTCGCTCCGATAAGGCGCGGGCGCACGCCATGGACTACGACGCCGACAAGGTGTGGGACGAATACTGGCGGCCCTACCTGGCAACGGTCGCCGGATGAAACTCGCATGGGTGACCCATCACCTACCGCGCGAGATTGACAGCGATCACCCTGCGCACCTGCCGGGTCGCTTCGTCGGTGGTGCCGAGATGACTGACGCGGCGCTGATCGAGGCCGCACCGGATGACGTGGAGATCCAACTGCTGGGACCTGAGTCCTGGGAGCAGGCGCTTGACGCCGAGGAAATCGTGGTCACCGGCACGGACCTGCTGACTGATGAAGCCATGTATGCACTCGCCGAGCGCAAGCCGCCTGTGTTCCTGCATCACCTTCAGACGCGCAGCGCCGCACGCGGTCACCTGCTTGAGGCGGCTCGGGTGCTGATCCTGCACACACCGGCGCACCTAGAGCGTGAGCGCGAATGGGTGACGCCACGGGATGCCTGCCTGGTGCTGTCCCCCATGGACCCAACCGAGTGCTGGCAGGAGACCAAGCAGGACTTCGCGGTGTGGGCCAACCGTCAGCATGAACTCAAGGGACCACGCAAGGCGGCCATGTACGCGGCGCAGCACGGCATGGCGCTGCGGCAGTTGAGCAACGTCCCCCGGCATGACGTCCTGACGACGATGGCCATGGCGCGCTGGTTCATTCATCTGCCGGTCGGCTTTGAGTCTGAGAGCCGCGCCACGATTGAGGCGGTGCTGTCGGGCTGTGAGTGCATCACCAATGACAACGTAGGCGTGACCAGCGTTCCCGGATGGAATGACCCGGACCATCTGGCCAGCCTGGTCAGTAATGCGGCAGAGACTTGGTGGAAGGCAGTCCTATTGTGATTGCCGTCCTTATTCCCACGCTCGGCAGACCTGGAAACATCCAGCGCGTCATTGACGACCTAGAGTACAGCGCCCCGCGTGATGCCATTGACCCGCTGTTCATCGTCGAGGCGCATGACACCGACACCATCCAGGCAATCAAGGATGCGCAGCGTTCCTACGTCATCAACGAACGAGCCGCGTCCTACGCGGGAGCGATCAACACGGCAGTCGAGCACACGACGCACCCGCACCTGTTCATCGGCGCTGACGACTTGCACTTCCATGACGGCTGGCTGGAGCCGCTGCTGGAGCGGGCGCAGGACTTCGGCCTGGTCGGGACTAATGACCTGCATAACCCTGCTGTCCTCAACGGTGACCACGCCACACACTTCCTGGTGACAAGGGAGTATTGCGAACTGGGCACGATTGACGGCCAGTTCCCGCTACTGCATGAGGGCTACATCCACAACTACACGGACACCGAAGCGGTCGCCACCGCCAAGCATCGCGGCCAATGGACTCCATGCCTGGGGTCTCACGTCGAGCACATTCATTGGGCATGGGGTCTGGCACCGATGGACCCGACCTACCAGAAGGGTGCCAACACGGTCCACGGCGATGAGGCGCTGTATCGGAGCAGGAGTCACCTGTGGATGTAGCGGTCACGGGGGCGAGCGGGTTTATCGGCTCCAATATGGTGCGCTTCCTGGCTGAGCAGGGCCACAACGTCCTGGCGATTGACCGCAAGGAACCACGGGAACTGACCCGCCGCGCAGCCTGGAGCAAGGCGCACGGCACGCAGGTTGTCTGCTTGCAGGACGCCAAGCCAGACCTGTCCGGCATCCAGGTTGTGTACCACTTCGCCGCCGATATGGGCGGCGTCGGCTACTTCCACGCTCACGACTTCTGGCCATACATCGCCAACAGCCGAATAGATATGAACGTGCTGGAAGCCATGGCTGACGCGCAGGTATACCGGGGATTTGTCGCTGCTAGTGCCTGCATCTATCCGACCGAGATCCAGATGGAGCCGGGTCGTGCTCCCCTGCTGCGCGAGGAGCAGGCCGAGACTGGCCAGCCTGACCAGATGTACGGACGCGGCAAGTTGATGCTGCTGCGGCTGGCAGAACGCGCACCCGTGGACGTTCGCGTAGGCATACTCCACACGGTCTATGGAGTGGGCCAGGAGCGTCAGGGCGAGCGCATGAAGTTCCCGACGGCTATTGCAACTAAGGCGCTCAAGGCGCGCGAGACGGGCACGCTGGAGGTCTGGGGCGACGGTCAGCAGTTGCGCTCCTTCCTGTGGATTGACGACGCGCTGGCCAAGATCCGAGCGCTGACCATGGCCCACAAGAACATTGGCCCGACCAACATTGGCTACCAGGGCGCGGTCAGCGTTGCCGACGTTGCTGCGCTGTGTTGTGAGCTCGTCGGCGTCAAGCCGCAGATCACCTACACGACTGACAAGCCGAGCGGTGTGCTGTCCAGGGATTGCGATAACGCGAAATTCTGGAACCACTACGGCCGCATGGAATCGACCGACTACCGCCGAGGCTTTACTCGACTTATCGAATGGCTGGAGGATTAGTGGCCATCACTAACGGATACTGCACCCTGAATCAACTCAAGGCGGCGCTCAGACTGACTGACGCTCTTGATGATGACATGCTGGAGATGGCCGTGGAGTCGGCCAGCCGCATGATTGACAGCGAGTGCGACCGCAACTTCTACGGCACCGCGACCACCAGGGACTTCACGCCGTCGGACCGCTACACCGTGGACACCGACGACCTGACTGCGATCACCAGCGTCAAGATTGACGACCAGGGCGACCTCACGTTCTCCATAACCTTGGCGACCTCGGACTACCAGACTGAGCCGCTGAACCAGCGCATCTCCGGCAACGCCTTCCCGATCTATCGGCTGCGGATGATCGGTGATTACCTGCTACCAATCTGGGGCGAGCAAGCCACGGTGCGCATCCAAGGCACCTACGGCTTCACCCCTGTACCCATAGCCATCACGCAGGCGACATTGATTTTGGCGGGCCGGTATTACAAGCGCGCTGACAGTTTGCTCGGGTTCGCGGGCTTCTCCGATATGGGCGTGGCGCGCGTCGGTCGGGTGGACCCTGATGTCGCTGCGCTGATCCGTCCCTTCAAGAAGTACGCAGCAGCCTGATGCCAACGATGTCGGACCTGCGCACACGGCTTGCCACGAACGTGGCGACCATCTCAGGACTGCGCACGGCTGCCACGATCCCCGACGCCATCAACCCACCCGTGGCTGTCATCTTCCCTAGTTCGATCACCTACGACACCGCGTTTGCGCGGTCAGGTGGCGACGAGTACGAGTTCATCGTGACGGTCATTGTGGGCCGCATGGATGAACGCAGCGCACAGAACAAGCTTGACGGGTACTGCAACCCGACAGGGAGCACGAGCATAAAGACGGCGATTCAGAGCGACCGAACCCTCGGCGGTCAGGCGTTCGACTGCCGAGTCACCAACCTGCGCAACTACAACCAAGTCACCGTGGGTGACACCACCTACCTGGCGGCGGAGTTCGTCGTCCAGGTTTACGCATAAGGAAGGCCACGCCAATGGCTAAGCAGATCATTCAGAACCCGGTCGTGACCATCAACGGTGGCACGGTCAGCGCGAACGTCGCGCAGGCAACAATCAACCTGACCGCCGATGACATCGAGGTCACGAACTTCACGAGCACCGCGCGTGAGCGCATTGGTGGACTCAAGGACGGCACGTTCTCCATGGACGTTCATCAGGACTACGCCGCGTCCGCGATTGACAGCATCATCTACCCGCTGCTCGGTGGGACTGCCGCTATCGCGGTGCGCCCGGCTGGCACGGCTGCGCCGAGCGCATCGTCTCCGCAGTATAGCTTCAACGTCTTGGTTTCCGAATATAACCCGCTGGATTCAGCGGTCGGCGATCTCGCGACGTTTAGCGTGTCCTGGCCGATCACCGGCGCTGTCGCTCGCGCGACCGCCTAGTCATAGGAGTCTCCTGCGATGATGACCTTCCAGCTCGGTATTGAGTACGCCGATGGGTCGGGGGCTGACACAACAGCCTCGGTCCCCGACTTCATCGCGTTTGAGCGCAAGTACGACAGGCCGGGTGCGCAAGCACTCATGGGCCAGGACGGGCAGCCGCGCATTGAGTGGTTGCTATTTATGGCATGGCACAGCCTGAAGCGCGCCAAGCCAGACCTGGCCGAGTTCGATCCCTGGTGCGAAACCGTCTCAGGTATCCGGCTCGGCAAGGAGGAAGAAGTACCCCCTTTGGAGAGCAAAGCGTCCATTGGCTCCTAGTGCATCTTTCCTATGAGTGGAAGGTGCCGCCGTCGGCGCTGCTCGATGAGTCCCCGCGAATGATCGCAACCATGCTCCGCTACCTGCGCTGGCGGTCCAGCGAGATGAGGAAGGCCAGCCGCTAATGCTCAAGATTGAGATGGGTTCCAATATCGCGCAGTTCATCAACCGGCTGGAGAAGTTCGATCAGGACGTGTCCAAGGAACTCAAGAAGGCCATGAAGCAGGGATCTGAAAAGGTCGTTGCAGAAGCCAAGAAACTGCTCCCAGGTGATGCTCCCCTGAGCGGCTGGGGAGTGGGATGGATTGAGCGTGACCGCGAAGCAGGTCGTGACCTTCAATACAGACCAGCGAAGGCTCGCAGCAGTATCAAGGCGGCAGCGTTCCGCGCTCGACGCAGCGGCGTCACGGTTGCGTTTGGCTATCAGGCTGTGCAGAAGGACCCAGCCGCAAGCATCTTCGAGACCGCAGGCGCTCGCTACCCGCTAGGGGTTCGATCCGGCACCTTCAACCCGAGCATCCTGCGGCGATTCGGTTCTGGTCCATATCCGCGCATCATGTACCCCGCCTATTACGCAGGTATCCGCGAGGCGCGTGACGAGATTGACGCGGCACTTCAGCAGGCACGCAAGAGAGTCGGTCTGTAATGGCTAACCCTGGTGGCATCAAGGTCACGATTGTCGGTGACTACACAGACAAAGAGATCAAGAAGGCTATCCGCGATCTGGAGTCGTTGCGCAAGGATGCGGGCTCAACCTCCAAGGAAATGGGTGGCCTGGGGAAAGCCTTTGTCGGTGTCGGTGCTGCCATTGCTGCCACGTTCACCATCTCCACCCTGACTAACTTCCTGAAGGACGCAACACAAGCCGCCATTGAGGACGAGAAGTCTATGGTGTCCCTGGCTAAGGCCATGGAGAACATGGGCTTGGCTGCACAGAACGCTGGCGTGGAGCAGTTCGTTGAGCAGCTGATGCTTGCGACCGGCGTGGCCGATGACCAACTGCGTCCCGCGATGTCTCGGTTGCTGCTGGTCACGGGTGACGTGGCCGAGTCGCAGCGCGGTCTGCAGTTGGCGATGGATATTGCTGCGGGCACGGGCCGTGACCTGGACTCTGTGACTACGGCGCTGGCAAAGGCGTACGGCGGCCAGACGACGGCACTCGGTCGGCTCGGCGTCGGGCTCGACCAGGCGACGCTGAAGTCCAAGGATATGGACCTCATTACCGGCGCGTTGTCGCAGAAGTTTGAGGGTCAAGCCGCAGCCGCAGCAGAAACCTACGGTGGTCGCATACAGCGCCTCAACGTGGCTGTGGGTGAGGCGCAGGAAACCATCGGCTACGCGCTGCTGAACGCGCTGGATGATGTGACGGCAGAGTTCGGCGGCAGCGATGGTTTCACCGCGACCGTGACGGAGGCAGGCAAGCAAGCGGCCACCCTCGTCGCTGGTGTCGGTGCCTTGGCGACTGGCTTTGCCAATCTCGCAGCACGCTTACAAACGCTTGGTGGCATCAAATTACCATCAGCGTTACAACGAATCTTTGACGTACTGACCGCGCCGTTGCCGCTGAATCAACTGCGGATAATTTTTGATGGACTGTTCAGAATCGGCACCGAGAGCGAGAACACAGCACGCAAGCAGGACATACTCAAGGACGCCATGGAAGGCGTTACCAACGGCGTCCCGCGTTTTATCGCTGCCATGGGTGGTGCCGAGGCCGGAGTTAGGCGCTTTGGTCAGTCGGCTGCCGCTGTTGGCTTTGACGTGGCTGCGTTCTTCGGAGTGAATCCATCCGCGCAACGAGCCCTGGCAGAGGCGCGCGCCAACGTGGGCGAGATCGTTGCAAAATACCAAGAGGATGCGAAGAAGGCCGCAGAAGCA